GGCGAGATTCAATATCGTCTAGTTGTTGTTTCAAGCCATGCACAGACTCTTCAATGTGGTCTATTTTGCTTTTCAACACCGCTACCTCTACCTGAAGTTTAACTTCTGATTCGTCCTGTAACATTTTAGTGATCCAAGGAAAGAAAATTTGTAGAGTTATTTAGTTGAATTGAAAACCCTCCGCATTAATTTTTTTACCAGAACTACTTAAATCAAAGACTGGAATGTCCTCTTGCGGTATTTTTTTACCAGATGCAACGTCCTTAACGAGTTCGTGCTCAGGATCTTCCACGTCAAACAGTTTCATCTTACTCCTGTCTACACCGATCACGAATCGTTTATGCATATTGGGATCGCTGTATCGGTTCTTCAACTGTTTTACCATAATCTGATTTAGAGCATTGAGTTCATCATTGGATACCATGGCAAGCATCAGATCAGCGGTAGCAGGTAGACCAAACGATTCACTGGTATCTTCAAGACCAGGATCGGACGATCCATAACCTGATCGCGTAGTCTGAGTTGCTGACATGATAGGCAGGTTAAACTCAACAGCAAGACCTCGTAACTCCTCGGCGATTGCCTTGACAAACGTGTAGGTGTTTACTGAACCGCCCACTGACTTGATACGAGAGGAGGCGCAAATATTCAGATAGTCAATGAATACAATATCAGGTACAAACTTCTTCTTGAGTTTGAGTTCATTCATCAGTGCACGGAAGTGACCCGAATGTGCCTGCGACGTGGGATACTCCTTGATAACCAGAGTCCCTTGCGTTTTCTCGGCAATCTTCTGTACCTTGCCTACAAACATATCTTTGGATAGTGTTGAGATCTGATCGAGTGACACGTCTAACAGATTGGCGTCGATACGTTCAGCGATACGTTCCTCCGCCATTTCCATGGTAACATACAATACATTCTTGCCTTGCGACAACGCTGACGCGGCACAATGACACATGAACAATGATTTACCAACACCTGTACCAGCGAGGATAATGTTCAGAGACTTGTTAGGCAATCCACCCTTGGTGATCTTGTTCAGATAATCAAGATCAAACGGGATACGTTCCTCGACAGTGTGGTAGAACTCATATCGACTCTCAGCGTCCTGTAAGTAATCGTGACCGATATTGGTATCAAAAGTAACAGCAAGTGCTTTCGATAGAATATCAGGCAGTGCGTTTTTGGTCAGAGTCTTGTGCTTACCGTCAATGATAGAGATAGACTCCATGACTGCATTGAACAGGGCACGGTCTTGGCACCACTTCTCAGTACTATTAACCAACCAATCCATATCAGTTTCAGTATCTTTACGAAACAGATCAGGCAAGATATCCATAGCATGCCTGAATGCTTCCTCAGAGAAAGTCTCCTCGCTTTCCTGTAGCGATACCTTAAATGAATCTACAGAAGGGATACCATTATATTTTGCCACATACTTGGCAAACTCTTTGAACAGTTGTTGCCCCACACCTTCAAAATATTTGGGATCCATAAATGGAACGACTTTGCGCATGTAATCTTCATTTGTGAAGAAAGATCGCAAAATCATGTTTTGCATATCACTATTCATCTATAGGTTTAGTCCGTAGAGCACCATCTTTTTGCCAATCACCGAGAGCGGTAGTCAGACAAGAAGTTAAAGTATTGAGAAAATGTATGTGATCTTCAACTACTGAATTTTCAGGATGATACATCTTGAAATAATCAAATTGAAGTCCATCATCTTGCATCATAATATTCTGAAATTTGATAAGGTAATCTTGATAAGGATCTTTTAGCAATAGCATAACCCATTCATCAGATGCTGATGGATTATTACTATCAGATCCTGCCTCAGGATCTGGTAAGATAAGATAATCGTCGTGTTCACCAACGTTGAACGCTTTGATATCTTCATCTGCCATAATAGTAAGAGCATCTATTTCCGGATGTTTATCCAGATATTGCTCCATTGCTGCTTTATTAGACATCAATATGGTCTCGGTTCTTGATGTGTTGCTCAGCAATATCCTCTTTGGACTGCCCATAATATTCAACAGCGATATGTTTCTCAATCATCATTGCATTTACACTGCGATATGAGTCAGTCTCAGCATCGTAGATGATAAACTCACCAAGGATACGACCGAACTTACCGCGTCCATCTTTCTTGGTGCGAATAACACCTGTCTTACCAAGTGCACTTTTCAGGTAGTTCTTGGCATACAGTCCATACTTCTTCTCTTCTTTGTCACGAGTGCGCGACTCAGGCGTGTCAATACCATACAGGCGTATACGTTGATCGCGTAATACAATATCAAAACCTAGATCAATATCAACATCAACTGTATCACCGTCAACTACTCTGACAATTTTACATTGATACTCAAACATATTCTTCCTCTAACTCTAATTCTAATTCTTCAATTTCCCCACCAATCTGGTAGGATTTCCTTACGAACTCTTTGAAGTCAGATTCGGTAAGGAGCGACTCCCAGAAAGAATCCTCTCTTGTATCTCTTTCTCTGACTTTGTTGCCAACCAGTTGTCCAGTGCTCTTATCAACCAGTTGATACCAGCCGTTGCTAGGTTTAATAACATACCCACCAGCAAGAGCAACATCCAAAAGACCAGAATAACGCTCAATACCACCTTCCCAACTAACAGAGACAGGAACTTTTGACTTCTCTCTAACATAACGCGACTTCTCCACGTTGATTATGAAATCGTAACCAGTGACTTCAGTACCAGTCTTGTTCTGGCGACGACCAATGATCCACACATTATCAGCAGAGTACATAATACCTGTGCCGCCTGATACGATATCTTTCGGGAACAATCCAATCTCTTTGTATGTGTGGTTTACTGCCAGCATCGGAATATCTTTCATAGTCAGGTATGGTGTAACCATACGGAACAGACCCTTCAATGCTTTGGCGCGTGACATATCTGCCACTGACTTCTCATTGATAGCATCCTCAAGTTCTTTCTTCGATGCTAAATTACCGATAGAGTCAATGATGATAACAACGTCATCACTCTCTTCCAGTGCTTCCAACTGAGAAATTAAATCAAACTTCAACTCCTCGACGTTAGCGATAGGAGTATGCAACACACGGTCGGTGTCGATACCGAACGTCTTAAAGTATGCTTGGGGCGAACCAAACTCTGAATCATAGAATAACACTACTGACTCAGGTTTTGCTTTCTGGTATGCTGCTGCCATCAACAAAGCAAACGAAGTCTTGAAGTGTTTGCTTGGTCCAGCAAGAACAGTCAACCCAGAGGATAAACCACCGTCAATGTCACCACTCAAAGCAACGTTGACCATAGGCACTCCTGTGTCGATCAACGGTCTTTCTACAAAGAACTTAGATTGTGACAACGTCTCCGCTGCCTTGATCTTGCTGTTCTTTTTCAGTTTATCCATTACACTCATGCTGCATCCTCATCAAACAAATCGCCCTGTGTATCAAGCAGATCTGGTTCAGTTAAAACTTCGCCCTCTTTATCAATGATGGTGACGTCTGATGCTTTAAAGGTTACGTTTGCCACCTTTTCCCTTTCATCGAGATCGTACTGACTACGAATATCTGTATTGATTTCCATTACCTTATCAAGCAATGTCATCTTGTCAGTATAATTGACGAATGCTGAAACATCTTTAGGGAAGCAAGCACCGCCAAATCCAAACTTACCATCAGGACCAGGAACTCTCCAATGAGAATTACCCAACCTTGGTTCCATGGACAATGCCTTGATAACTGCCAAAGGCATGGCGGTCATAGGTTCATCTTCAATCGCCTTGCACAATTGATTAAAGAAAGTCACCTTCATTGCTAAGAAACTGTTGATCGCATACTTAACAAAAGACGCTTCAACTGGCGTTAATTGACAAATTTTTTCATGCGAAGGCAACTTCATGTAAGTGCTTTGTTGATAAAATTGTAGCAACATGCCATTAGATTGAGGCATTCCACCGAGAACCATATATTCAGGATTACTAAATTCATGATCAGCATTCTTTTCAGTCAGAAACTCTGGGGAATAAATGAACCTTGCAGATGCTTCTTCATTTTCAATGGAGCGGCAAAGTTTATCAATCATGTCTGGGGTTACTGTAGATTTCAATACCACTGCTGATTTGGTCAGTCGAATTAATTTTAGCACAGCATCAACTGTACTGGCAGCATCGATCCTGCCATTATTCAAAACAGGAGTCGGGGTGCAAACAAAGCATAAACTCGGTTGCGTCTCAATTAGTTGATCAATAGTGGTTTTATAATTTGGATCTACAAGGAATTTTTCTACATTCGGATGTAAGCATCTTTCAACTGCCTTTCCTACAAATCCATGACCGACAATACCAACAATTGGTTTTTCATGTCCGTAATCCGGATCCATAGGGAAAAATGCCATTCTTTCTTGTTCAACATCTCTTTGCTGCATATCGCGAATAGCATCAGCTTCAGCAAGTAGTCGTTGTTGTTCTTCAGTTAGTGCCATTGGTATTCCTCCATAACAATACACATATTGTACTATAATTTGGTTTAGTTGTCAAGCATTATCTCAACGTTGACGCCACTCTTTTCAAGGAACTCTAATCCTGATCCGATACTAGCATCATATGCTTTGGCGACATACACCTCTTTGATACCAGACTGATAAATCAGTTTAGCACATTCGATGCATGGTGTATGAGTACAGAAAAGGGAAGCACCCTCGCTGCTCTCACTGCTCCTCGCTATCTTTGCGATAGCATTCTCTTCAGCATGGATTACTTCAGGTTTAGTACGATAAGACAGATCTGGTTCCCACTCGCCCTCAGACCACTCAGGTGCTTCGCACTCGTTATCCCAACCAGTAGGGGTTCCATTGTATCCTATGCTGATAATACGTTCGTCCTTGACTACTATGGCACCGACCTTGAGTTTCTTTGCGTGACTTAAATTAGCGAAGGTGTGTGCCACTTCCATAAATGCTTTCTTGAATTTCTCTTTCATGATTCTAACATCATGTTGACGCCCTCAACCATTTCCAAAGCATGTACATATCGACTAACTTGTTCCTCGACTGCACCAACAACATCGGGGTGTTCTCCAATACCAACAGCGTTATTGTAAACTGCGATATTTGCCAGTGCCTCTTCCATTACTGCTTGGTGCTTTGCTTTTACTGCCCTTAATAATTGATCTTTCATTAGAATTGCTCCGCTTCAGTCCATTAGAAACCCGCTATGACGCGTAGTTCGCATACATTACAAGAGGGAACATAACAAATAAGAATGTCCAAAAGTATTTGTCACTCTTGTATACATCAACTGCTTTGTCAAAAATATCTCTCATCCTTCCTTCTCCAAATGATTTAAACATCAAAACTGCTCCG